TTTTAATATCGGCGCCATGTGGCCCTTTAACGCTCTGTTTTGGGGTATCGAATACAGGTATGCCATAAGCATCAATGTATCCTTCGTAGTTCCATTCCATAGGTATGAACAAACTATATAGTCCTGAGCGAGTCTGTCCATTGGCGTTTCTTTTTGTAACATCTGAGTCATCATATAGTCTTTTAAAATTTCTACCTCCTTTATCTAATGCGTTTGAAGTAGAACCCATCATACATTTTCCAATAATTCTACTCCCTAATCTTAAAGTTGTTTTTGTAACTCTCCAGTTATTTAATATATTGTTTGGTCTTTCCCATTTTCCACTCTCATCATGTACTAATAGTTTTAATTTTTCACCATCATAACTATTATCTCCTGTATTTTTCCAGTCAATAGTTGTATCTAATCCTTCTAAATCTATCATTTCACTTCCGGCTTCAATACTTCTTCTAGTAAATTTAGAAGCTGGTACTCTATATGCTAGTTCTGTTTTAGGTCGATCCATACCATCTTGAATCGGTTTAAAAAAGAATGGATAATTAACTGAAATTGGTACAACCTTATCAGTAAACATTTTTTTTGCATCTTGTCCAGTTTTAGATAATATTCCATATCTTGAATCACTAGATATTGTTGCTAGATTTATTACTTCTCCTGAGGCCATAAAAGAGAATCCTGATCTACGGTTTTTAAGATAACAAATTCCATAACATCTGGTATCTGCTTTACAAGCTTCCCAGAATAAGAAGAATAATCTATTGGCTTCTCTAAAATCTGGTGACCCAACATCAATCTTACTCCACTGCAAGTACATGTAGTGAGTGCCAGTAAGATAAGTAGGTTTACCTTTATTATAAAACCAAAAACCTTCTTCACGTTTTTTAAATTCTTCATCAATATATCCAAACCATTTTTCTTTAAAATCTTCTGGATATTCTCTCCAATGAAATACTGTTTTTATTCTACTAAGTGGTTTAGGGTATTCAGTTTTAGTCCATCTATCATTTTCAAATTTATGAACTTTATCTTCTTTAGGTAAAGCTATTTTAAGATTTTGTATCTCATATATTTCACCAATTTCCCCTGTTTTACTTATAATAATAATATCATGATCTTCATTATAACCATATTCCCATTTTTTATACCTATTATTTCTTTTAAGTATTTTAGGTTTAATATAATCAGGTAATATTTTATATAGCTCTTGTTGATACATTATTTAGACCTCCCCTCTGCAAAACCTTTAAAAACTTTTTCTTTCTTAACTTCTTTAGGTTTATCTTCTAACATATTATTTTCTTCTTCAATTCTATTTAAAATTTCAAAAGCATCGAATATAGCTAATTTTTTAGTAGCTGCAGCATTTTTTAATCTATCTGCGGAAATATCTGGTCCAAAATCTATAATGGGTTCTTTAGCAACTTTAATTAATTCTTTAACTGCTATGCGCCCAGCTTGGATTATATTTTTCTTCGTTTCCTTGGTGTTCATACTTTATAACAATATCATTTGATTTCATACAATATAAGCGCTGTTTATTAATTAAAAATTCCCATTCTCCGTTAGGAGTATAACCAACTAAGTCTCCCTCGTTGATTTCTAGCGCTTCTAAAGAACTATTACCATATTTTAATATACCTATTAAGGAACGTTCTTTATTTAATGTTAGAGAATTAGTATCTTTTATTGGTTGAATAAAGCATCTATCACCAAAAGTATGCCAACCAGTAGAATTTTTATATAAATATACTTGGTCTAATGAACAAAAATATAAATCATTTTTAAACCATGATCTACTTTTTTTCTTCTCTCCACGCATATCATAAAAAGTTCTAAAAATATTTTGATGTACTATTACAATATCACCTTTTTTTATTTTGGTTTTAAAAGCTAAAGGAGTTTTAACTACTTTTGCTAATCTATTAACAAATTTCCAAGATTCAATTTGAGTATTAACGACTACTTTTTTATCACCTACTTGGATTTCATTTTTATATTTATCACCTAAAGGTTCTATAATAAAATCATATAAACTTTTCATTAATATTCTAAATCATATTCAACTGATATTGCCATATGAGAATTAAATTTTTTCCATGGTAATACTTCGTTGTTTTTTTTAATATAAATATTATAAGAATTATCAGCCTCTTCAAATAAAATATGAGAAATAATATGACCGCCATACACTTGTTGCCCTAAAGCATAGTGCATAGCGTCATTTTTATAATCAGATCCAATACTGATCTTTCTAATATTATTTGTCACCCTTTTTTTCTTCTTCTTCTTCTTCTTCTTCTTTTTCTATTGGAGTATATTCACCTGTTTGTAGGTTTATATTTACCGGGCCGTATTCTTCTTCTAATTCCTTTTTCAAGTCTTCCATTTCTTTTGAAAAACCTTCAAATACACGTTTAACTCCTTCTTTCTGTACTTCTAATACTCCAATACGATGTAAAGCATCATTAATTTGAGCTTGTTTAGTAGTTACATTTGATAATTGTTCATCAGTAATTTTATTTACTGCTTTTTCTTCTTTTTTTGTCATAATTTTGATTTAATTTGATTAATATTCTATTTATATAGTTACACGTAAAAAAGTAATTTACGTTTCGTTTCTTACTGCTACTAAAAGTGAACCAACAGTGCTAGTTGCAAGTACATAATCTACGTTTACTGGTAACATATCACCAGCTGCTAATCCCGAGAATAATACTCCATCAGCAACTACTGGTAATAAATCTCTAACTGACGTAAGAGTAAGGGTAGCGTCACCACCACCACCTGTAATTGTTATTACATCACCCACTGTATATCCACTTCCTGGAGCAGCTATAGCCGCTACTGTTACTGGACCTGGTGCGCCAGGTGCTGTTGTAGTTATAGTTAAACCCGTACCAGTTCCACCAGTTGTGGCAACTCCTACTGCGGCTGTATAACCAGTGCCTGCTGTTGTAATATCTAGCGATTGTGCTGCATCTTGCGCACCAACTGTTCCTGCTACAATAACATTTACAGCGCCTGCACCTCCTACATATACAGAGGAACCTACTAGATTAGTACCTAGTGTTCCAGATTGATTCATAAATTCCCAAGCCGGAGTGCCGCTAATAGTATCGGTAGCAGTAATACTTAGTGCTTTTCCAAAATATCCCATTTTAATTTTTTTTTATTGTTAATTATTATTTTTGTTTATAAATACTAGTTGCTTTTTCAGTTGTGCGTCCGCCGAAATAGGCTAAAACGACGGCCATCATGACCTTTTCAAAAGTATCATTCCATGTACTATTTATATGGAATGGTATACTTTCTACACTATCTAAAATACCCGCTAATGAAAATATACATATACACCATACTAGTATTAATGGTCGTACATTTTTAGACATCCATGAATCAGACATAGAATCTGCCTCCCATCTTGAAGTAATAGATTGTATTTCTTTATTTTGCTGATCGTATATTATTTGTTGCAACTTAATCTTATCCTCTGCGCTTACATCAGATTTAGTTATAGCTGCTAGTGCTTCTTTAGGCGATGTAAGTCCTTGCAATACATTTCCTAAAGTAGGATTAATAACAGAAGCAGCACCAAATAATAGTTGCCCAACTGTTGTATCTTTAAATTTCTTTTTTGCCATTATGCTTTTTTATAAGCTTCCAGTTCCCATGGAAGATTTTTTGCACCTTCTTTCATTTTAGATCTTGGATAAGCTTTTCCTTTCCAATATACGTTTTCATCATCATAATCTAAATCCCCACGTTTCATTTGTTCTATGTGTATTTTTTCGTGTGCTATTGTTTCATCTATTTGACTTGGATCCATATCTTTATTTACAATGATAGTTCCATTATTATTGGCTTTTCCCGCAACTCCATCTTCCATATCAACATGGTAGACAGGAACATTATCCGTAGAATACGGAGGATTGTTTAGTTTAAAAGCCATATTATTTTTTATAAGGTAATACTTTGTTTAAAGCATCCCTGCGATCTTTACAACCACAGGGAATTTTTAAACCTTTTGATACATTATCAACTAATTTTTTGATACCAGAAGCTTTAGTGAACTTCTCTATGTCGTCTCCTAAACCTCTAGATTTCATAAATTTAATTGTTACTCAGCAGCTGGTGCTGGAGATGTATTTGCAATTGCAAATGAATTCCAGTACATTTGTACAGCAGTTCCACCTTGTGCAACTGATATTCCATTACCATCTAAGTTTAGTTGTGCACTTGCAGCAACTCCACCTGGATTAGCAGACATAGCTCTTCTAATAGCTTCGCCTGGCATTCTAGTCTTATCAGTAATAGTTGCTGGATCACTTGTGTTAGCTCCTGCAGCAATAGTACTTGAGTTTTGTACTAATAAAGTAAGTACTCTAGCGCTAATTTCTGAAGTAGTAGCTGGTACTGCGTTATCTGCAGCTCCAGATCCTGTATAAGCAACCTGAATACCATCAGCACTCATACCACCTTTTAATACGACTTGAACAGCATATCCAGATCCGCCACCTACGACGTCTGTTACGCTTTCAATATCGTCTACGTTTACATATCTATTTCCTGAAGTAGAGAAATCTCCACTTGAGTTCATGATATTAAATTTAATAAATCTTGCCATTTTGTTTTTGTTTTTGTTTTTGTTATTGTTTTGGTTTGATTCGAGTTTTAAACAGTTCTCGTACTGTTATTATTTTATTAGTATTTCGGTTTACCTAATTCATTTGTATCACCTGATCCAGTAACAGTTCCGTATGGAGGTGTTGCAGGTTTAGGATCTATTTTAGTTTTTTTCTTTGTCATCGTAACCTTCTCGTGTAATGGGCTTCCCATTTGTGATTTAGAATGCTTAGACATCCATGATCCATCTCTTCCTCCACTAGCATCTTTTGCTACTGGATTGTCATGCATAAGATCATATTTTTCTTGCTTATTTGATTCCATGTTTTAGTTATTTATTTGTTATTAATTATCTCTAAATGTTATTTTATTTATTTCTCTTTGCTTAGCTACCATGATGTTCTTTATCATACTTCATATCTCCTGCTAATTTAGAAATATGTTTTTCATCAGCAGTTTGATTTTCATCTTTATGTTTACCACCAGCTTTTTGATCATCTAGCACGTCTCTTTTTAAATAATCAATATGTGCAGCATCATCTTTTTCAGATGCTTTATAATCTTCTTTAGTAACTTCTGTGCGAGCGTGATCTGTTGACCATTTTGCGTTACCAGTATATTCACCCCAATGTCCTTTATGTCCCATTTTATTTTTATTTAATCTGTTGTTCGTGGAAATTTCTCATTACACTCTGAAAATGATCCACCCGCCTCTTGGCATTTTCTTATTTTCTTAAGTCTATCTAATGCAGGAGTCTTAATTGTATCATCCGTAGCAGTTGTATCTACTACGTCAGTTGTCGTATCAGAACCTGTAGTTGGTTTCTCAGTAGTACCATATAATCTTAACCATTCAGAATCGCTTAAATTTTTAGCATCTTCTCTTTTTTTATATTCAGCTTTTTTATCTACTTTAGCTTTTACAATAGCTTGACCAGCTTGACCCATTGCTTCAAAAACTTTTCCCCACATATGAGCTGTTGGTGGATTAGGATCTACCATATCACTAGCATCTACATATCCATGTAAAGGTGATTTCATTTCTACAGCTGAACCTTTAGCCGCATCTTCATCTTCTCTAACTTGAACATCTTCTTCTTCAGTTCTTTTAGTGTTAGTGTCAGTATGTGATGCTACTAAGTCTTTTCTTTGTCTTTGTAGATCTGCTAAAAGATCATAAGGTTTGTCTCCTGTATGAGAATCATATTTATTAGCTTTTTCTATTTTTTTATCTAATTTTTTTAATCTTCTTTCATGACTTCTTAAAGGAGATTTAGATATAAAACTTTTATTAAATGGTGAGTTCATAGTTATTTATTTTTTTGTAGAGCAACCGAAGTTTTTAGCGTAATTAGCCATTTTAACTACTTCTTCACTGTATTTATCTTTTTTTGCCATTACTGCATCTGCTGCAGAACAAGCATCTCCAAAACCATTTTTCTTTGCCCACGCTGTAAACTTTCCTTTATTTTCAGGCTTTATTTCTGGAAAATCCTTTTGCATAAAAGGACTACTATATTGATTATATCCCATGATTTATTTGTTATATACTTTAGCACATTCAGTGATAGGAAGTGATTTATAAGATAATGGTGCTTTCAATATCTGCATTCCTGTTATCCCAGAACTAGAACCTTGACCATGAGGTCTACCTTGTTGATCTAAAGGACCATCCCATATATGAGATTCTCCTACTATACCAACTTTACTTCCTGGTTTTAATTCTTCCATTGATGGGTCGTATTTGTTATTATGCATAATTATTAGTTTTATTAATTAGTATCGTATTCAGTTCCACCTGCGCCATCATCTCCTGATGTTGGATCATATGATGGATTAGGTGGTTTATATGCTGTTAAATCAGGTTTTTTTGTTTTTACTGTACCTAAGTCTACAGCATATTTATCATTAACAGATTGAGTAGCGTGCATTAGTTTTTTCTCTGATTCACTCATTGGTGTGTTATTATTTACTGGGGATAAATGCTTTTTTAAAGCATAAATACCTGAAGCACCTAAAGAGGTTTGTCTTCCACTTACGTTTCCAAATATACCTTCCATAGCACCAACTGCTGCGGGATTAAATTGTGCGCTTGCATCAGGTGTAATTACACGAGATCCTTGACCTGCATAATCTTCACCTAAACCTCCTACACCTGTGTGTCTTGCAGCATTACCCCCACCTCCACCAAAAAGACCACCTAGTCTTCCCAGTAAATGTTGAGTTCCAAGAGCGCCTGCGGCAGTACCTAGAGCTGCGCCTACAAATTTTAATGGTGATTTTTTATTTTTCATCTTTGTTTATCTTTGTTTACATTATAAATAGCTGTTGTCATTACTTTATCCGTATAAGTGTGGCCTGCTATTAATTTATTTCTTCTTTCGCTTGTAGGTATATCATCATGACCTAACATAATTCTATATATTCTACTTATTAATTGTTTACCTTTAAAAGATAAGGTATATATATTATATTTTTGTGTAGTTCTATTTCTATTTCTCCAAACCTTTATCCATTCATTTTGAATTAATTTACTCCATCTTCTATTATTCCAACTAAAAGTATATGCTCCTGCTTCAAAATCTTTTTTAGTAAATAAATCAATACAATCTAAATAAATCAATAGTTCTAATTCTGCATCAGTTAAATCATTATTTTTACAAGCCCATTTTCTAATTATACGATAATGCTTTAGTAAATTTAATTCTTTAATATCACTAGCTTCTAACGATTTCATAATACTACAACAATGTCTTGTGCTTTAATCACATGATAAGATTTCTTTTCTATTTCTATTTTATGACCAGCATGTCTATCATAATATATACTATCATTTTCTTTTACACCAACAATCTCAGATCCAACTGATATTATTTTTGCTTCAACATATCTAATATCTTCTCTTTGATTTTCAGCTAAAAGTAAACCACCTTTTGTTTTGGTAGTTCCTTCTTTCGTTTTTTCTATTATTAAATTTCTACCTATTGCTTTCATTAATTCTTATATTATTAATTACACAATCTGTAGATAAAATAGTAGTTGCTACTGAAGCTGCATTTTGAAGTGCACTTTTTGTAACTAACAATGGATCTATAATCCCACTATTAATCATATTTACCATATTTCCCGTAACCACGTTAACGCCATAACCCTCCTTTGTAGGAAGTTTTGGTTCTAAACCAGCGTTTAACAATATTGTTTTAAATGGTGATAGTATAGCTTTTGTTAAAACTCTTTCTCCTTCATTTTTCTCTTCTATATTCACAGCAGCGTTAAGTAATGCTATTCCACCTCCTGGAACAATTCCTTCTTTTATTGCAGCTTTAGTAGCACAGATAGCGTCTTCTACTCTATCTCTTTTTTCATTTAATTCAATGTCTGAGTTGGCGCCGATTTTAACTATTGCTATTCTTGCAGCTAACATGGCTAATCTTTTTTCTAATTTAATTACCTCATGACTAGGATTCTCTTCTAGTAATTTATCTTTTATTTCTTTGATAATTTCTTCTATTTCAGTAGAAGATTCACTAACTTGAATAATAGTATCCTCATGAGTAGTAACAGTTTTTAAACATGTTCCTAAGTATTCGATTTTAATTAAATCTAAATCATCTCCTAGATCTTCATTTATTATAGTAGCACCAGTTAATAAAGCTAAATCATCTAAGATTTCTTTTTTATTAATGCCGTAAGTTGGTGCATTGATAACATTAATTTTTATATTACCCTTGATTTTATTCATGGCTAGAGCTGATAAAACACCTTGTTCTAAGTCGCCTATAATAAGCAAAGGTTTATTGTTTTTTATTACATACTCTAGCACTGTTTGTATTTGTCTAATTGTATCTACTGGAGATTCAATTAACAGCACTAATGGATTTTCTAGTTCAGCTGTTTTTAATTGACTATTAGTAACAAAATGTGAATTTGTAAGTCCTTTATTATATTGAACTCCATCCACTATTTCTACTTCCGTTTGTCCTGTTGGAGAGGTTTCCATCATAACAACACCGGTATAATCTACAGCTCTGAATGCGTCTGCTATAATCTTTCCTAATATAGGATCGTTATTTGTTGAAATAGTCGCTATTTGATCTATCATATCTCCTTTAACAGGCATTGCGATAGATTCTAAATATTTAACAACTTTTTCAACTGCAGACTTAATACCCTCTTTTAATTTTCTTGAATTTGTTTTATTAGAAACTTTATAAGCTTCTTCTAATATAGAGTATGCTAAAATAGTAGCAGTTGTTGTACCATCTCCAGCTTCTCTTACTGTTTTGCGTGCTGCTTCTTTTAAAAGCGTTGCACCCATATTTTCTACAGGATCTAACAAAACAACTGAATCTGCTACAGTTACACCATCTTTTGTAATGATAGGATTACCTGCGGCATCTTCTAAAATTACACATTTACCGCTAGCTCCAAGAGTGGAGCTAACAGCATCTGTGAGTTTTGTTATACCTTTAAATACTTCTTCCCTTGCTTTGTTACCAAAGCTAAGGTTTTTAACTATAGCATTTGACATAATTTAATTTAATTTAATTTAATTTGATTTGATTATTTAAAAGTTTTTACAACTTTAGGTCCTTTTAAGAAATCTACTTTCTTTGCATAATGGTCGATGCTTCCATCGATTGCTGCTTCAGCACCTTCTAAGGTTTCCCTTCTTGTTACGTCAAGCCATTTATCGCAACAGTGATCTTTTTCTGGATCACATCCGCAATTAACTTCTTTGTATTCTGTTTGGTAAAAACCGTTAGGTAATTGAACAATCCTCCAGTTCTTTTTTTCTGCGAGGTGTTTCCAAAGGGCTATTTGGTCTTCGG